CCGTGAGCGCCATGCGGGGAGACCGTGACTTTGGTCATGGGTTCATGCTCAAGACCGTCCCGGCCAAGGCATGCGTGCGATCCCCGCACAGTTGGAAGCGTAGCGCACTAAGTGCGCGTTGTCATGTGCCGCCGCTAGGGAATCCGCCGCTTAGCCTCGGCCACCGCCGCATTGACGAACTGCGGCCACTTTTGCACTGCGGCCTCCAAGAATCCGTCGTGCAATTCGCGCCACTTGGCATAGTTCGCCGTCCAGCCAACGCATAGCGCCTGCGTTGCAGGCTGCCAGCGGGCAATCGTCAGGGTGATGTCGCTCGGGTTGAACTGCCCCGGCCTTGCATCATTGGGGCGCACAGACGGGCCAGACGGCATGACGTTGATGTCAGCCGCGATGCTGCCCCGCAGGAAGCCTGTATCAACGCGCATGCGACCACCCTTTGCCGTTGGAGTGTTTGCTGATTCGGCAAGGTCTTGCGCAGCCGTTTTCATGACGGCCTCAAGCCGCCCCTCGGCTTTCTTGCACCACGCGGCAACCTCCGCGCTGAATGCCCCGCTACGCCTTGCCACGTTCCCGCCTCGCTTGCATGCCGATGAAGTCCACCTTGGCCGCAACATAGCACCGGCACTGGATCGTGTCAGCGCCACCAGCCCCTAGGCTTGAATCGCCGGGGTGCATGAGCAACGCGCCGGTCAGCGACTGGAACGGCACACCGAACGCCCTGCGCTGGCCGTCCATGTACGCATGCGCCGGACGGGTGCGGGCATCCATCGTTGCGTCCCACTTGCGCGTGATGTCGCCCGCCTTGTACAGCCCTTCGGTGATGCCCTGCGCCCACGCCTGCTCCCTGCCAGCAGCGACAGCAGTCAGCGCCTCAGTGCGCCCGATGGTGTCGCCACGGAGTTTCAACAGGCGGTCCGCATAGCGCCCGATGATCGCGTCCAGCGTCTTTGCCGGTAGCGGCTTGCCGGCCTTGATCGCCTTGCGGATCGTGCCGTCGAATCGCTTATCGCGTGCTTTGCGGACGAAGTAGGCAGGATCAAGGTTCAGCAGCTCACCCCGCGCATTGCTGATCCAGCCCGCCGCAAGATCGTGGTTGCCCACGATGCCGCCCGACCGCCGCCCGGTCGCACCAACGCGCCCCACAATGTCCAGCGCAACGCTACGCGGCCCGCGCCCCTGCCGCAGCCCTTCTTCCAGCGCGATGCGCAACGCCGCTTCCTGTTTGCCGGTGATCTCCACCACCAGCCGCGCCGACATTTCCGCAAGCCACCGCACTGCCGCGTCGTTGCGAACGTCGAAGATGACGCCAGCCGCCGCGCCTTCAGCCGCCGCAGCCGCGATATAGCCCGCCCGGATCGTCTCAGTGACCTGCGTCAGCTCTGCGCTTGTCAGCCCGGCAGCCCTGAGGATCGCCTCAACGTCATGCGCCACAACGCCCGCCTCGATCTCTTTCAGGCTCGCCCGTCGCACACGGTCGGCAACGGCCCGCAAGAACGCTTGCGCAATCTGGCCTTCCAGACTGTCCAGCATCGCCAGATAGTCGCGCCGGTTCACTTCCGCACCACCACCTTCCATGCCACCACAAGCCCCGCTGCGGGCTTCGGGTCAATGCGAATGATGCTATGCGCCTCGCCGTTGATCGTCACGCGATCCTGCATCTTCGGCGCAAGGCTGCCCGGCATCGTGACCACAAGGTCAGTTGCCTGCACCTGCGTGTCTTGCATGTATTCCTGCGGCTTGACCGTCGCCGCAACGCCCCTGAACGGTGTAGGCGTGTATGTAGGCGTTCCGGGATTCCACGCCGTTCCGCCAGTTGTCGAGTACACGTCCAGGCTCAGGCCGCCTTGGTCGAAGTCGGACAGCAGCCCCTTGGCGAGCTGTTGGAAGTCGGCGTACAGGTTCATGCGCGGGCGCTCGATCCGTAGAACGCGGCCCTCGAGCGGAGGCCAATCAAGGCCGCCAGAATGTTGTCAATCGTGGCGATGATTGGGAGCATGCCCGCCGCATTGGTGTCGGCATAGGTCACGCTTACCGCGCCTTCCACCGATGCGGATTTGATGATGCCGCCCGGCGTCACGTCCGGCGACAGGCCCCCCGCATTGGCAAGCTCACGGCACGCGGCCTCGCAGTTGGCGTCGATAACCTCCTGCGGAATTTCCGTGCTGCCAATGGCGTTCCCGTCAATGTCCGTTGCGCCAGTGCGCGGCCACTGCAAGCCCTGATTCCGGCCATGCGCACGCACACCCGGCCACCGAGAAAGATAGGTGGCATCAAGCCATGCGGTTGCACGCCGCAGCGCGGCATCGCCGGCATCGTCATCTGAGAACGTCAATCCATGCGTTTCTGCGTAGTCTGCGCAGTCCGCCGCGCTAACGTAGCTCTCTGCGCCAGCAATGCCGGTGCCGTCCTCAACTATCAGCGCCATCATCGCCCCCGCGCTTGCGATACGCCCGCTTCACGCGCTCGGGCTGCGCCTCAGCCTTCTCCGGCGCATACGACGCATCAATGATCTTGTAGCCCTGTGCCCGCAATTCCCCCTTGCGCTCCGCGCTTACCGGGTGCGGCTCATATGCGATTTCCATTGCGTCACCTCGAAATAAAGAGGGGGCCGAAGCCCCCTCTCTGTTGGCTTACTTATCGGCATCACCAATCAAGACAACGCCAGCGGTGTGCTTGATGTCGGTCGCAACCTTGTCCCAATTGGTGCCGGTGCCGATCTCGGCATCCAGCGGGGACTTACCGCCGTTCGCTTCATCCCACGAATAGCCCTTCAGGCCCAGCACGTAGGAGTAATCAACCTGCAGCGTGGTTTCGATGCGGGTCTGGCCATTTGACGTTTCGATGTTGCTGATAACGTCGCCACCATCCGAGACAATCGCCGCGCCTTCGGCAAGGCCCAGCACATACGCCTTGTTCGGGGTTCCCGCCACGTACAACGCTGGGGCGTCGGTGACCACAATGGCCTTACCCAGAATGTCCACAACGCGGACGCCGTTCGACTGGAAAAGGTTGGCCGCGTTGGTGATGTTGTGGCCGATCAGCTTGTGATAAACGCTGCCGGTCATGACATTGGCAACAATGTTGCCGCTACGGTCGCCGAACTTCGCGTGTGCGCTGTTCATTGCGCCATAGCTCACGCCAAGCGTTGCGGACACGTCATTGGTCGCGGTCGCCTGATTTGCAATCGCAGCACGCAGCGCAAGGATAGCGGTGTTGAGCTGGTCGGCCAGCAGCGCCTCGGCGAAGTTGCGGGATGCAACCTCGACCCCCTCAGCGGTCGGCTTGTTGAGCCAAGTCAGGCTGGACGGCTCAAACCGCACCGGGCCAAAGCCGCCTGCGATCTTGACACTGGAATGCTTGAGCTGGGCCAGGTCGGTGGCAGACGCGGCAGCCTGCGCAGCGTAGCGGTCAACGCGACGCTGGGCCGAATGGATCGCGGCAAAGAACGATTCCTGAAAAAAATCGCCGTCGTACTTGGCCGTGGTCAGCTTGATCGCGCCGTTGCTGGCCTGGTTGAACTTGTCGGTCATCTGGCCGAGCGTCTCAATGGTCGCCGGCATGATGTACTGGTTGAAAACCTGCAATTGGGAGAGAGACATGGCGACTTATCCTTGTCGGGGGAGGTTGAAACGTGATGCGATTGCTGCGGACCGCGCGCTGCGGTCACCGCCCATATCGCCGCTGGTAGCCCCCGCAGATCCCCCGCCAGAGGTTGGCCCCTTCCCGGAGCCGGTCGAGCCGGACGGCTCAAATGCTCGCCCGTAAGTCTCGTTATTGCGCATTTCGGACACAAAATCGCCCAATGTCAAGCCCTCGCCCTTGTTGTTCACGCGAGCGTTGCCGTATTCGTCCAGCACCTCGACGCTAAAGCGCCCGTCATTCTCAACAACGCGGGTGCGGGCCATGACGTGCGGCAGCAGCAGATCAACGCTACCTTTCGCGTCCGCAAGCGCCTTTGTCGCCGCCTGCTTGCGCAGCACATCGTCAACGGTGCGCATCAGCATTTCAGCGCGAGCGGTTGCAGCCTCCATCGCCTCGGCGTGCTTCTTGCCCAGCGCCTTGGTTGCGGCGTCCACCTTCGCCGTTGCGATCTTGTCTGCCTCGGACTTCGGGTCAAGCTGGCGCAGGCTCTCAAGCTCCGGCATCGCCTCAAGCGCAGCGCGTGCGGCGTCCGGGTCGAGGTCGCCGAACTTGGCCACAGTCCCACGCAGCTTTTCGCGGTCTGCGCGAACGTCGGAAAGGGTCTTTTTCAGCCCGATGATGTTGTCCAGCTCGAAGCCGTCAACGGGCTCCACGTTCAGCCGGAATCGACCGTTGTCCTCAAGATAGAACGCCTCCATCCCCTTCGGGATTTCGTCAACAATTGCCTTAATTGCCATTTTCCTCACCTTCGCGGTCAGTGTTCGCCGGCTCCCCCGGCATGGGCTCATCGTCCACGACAACTTCTTCGGACAAGACGCGCTCCGCCTCGTCTTCCTCGCTCACCTCGGGCGACAGGATGCCGCGCCGCTTCAATTCCTGCAGCAGCGTCTGCACGGAAATGATGCCGTCCTTTTGCAGTGACAGCAGCAGGTCGGGCGCTTTGTCATCGCCGATGGTGATTGCAAAGTCCGTGTTGACGTAAACAGTTGGCTCAACGTCCAGCCCCATCCACTGCGCGGCATAGCGGAACGCCTTTTCCAGCGCGTCCTTGAGCGAGTACGTCCACGCCTGCGCTGCACTAGATGCCCTTGCGCTTGCAGCGGCGGCGGCAACCTGCGTGATGCCTGCGGTGCCGGAGGTGACGGGCATTCGGCCCAGCTCGCGCATCGCGGTTTCCGTTTGCTGCACCTGCGCCGCCAAGAATTGCAGCGTTGCGGCGTGCGGCTCGATAACGTTCCAGTCGCCAAACACGCCGGTTTCGTTCATCGGCGCATACAGCACCGTTGCAGGGCCAACGGGCAGCGTGATGGGCTGCCCCTTTTCGTCAACCGGCGGGGAAATGCCCTTGCCCACCAGCATGGGGAAGCAGCCGTTTTCCATCGCCAGTTTTAGATTCGTTTCCTGCCGGTAGTGCTCGATCTGCAGGTCTGCAACGCGCTTCATCGGCAGCGTGAAACGCCAGCTACCAGGAATGCGGCGGCCTGTGTAGAACGGCACCAGCGTGATTTCCGACAGGCTTAGCTTCCCAGCAGCGGCAAGTTCGAACGCATCGCGCCCCTTCGGCTTTTCCCACAGCTCATAGCGGACGCCGGACAGGTCGCGCACGAAAATGCGCACGCGCCCGGTCGTTTCGTCCGATTCATTGATGCGGGCATAGGTGAATTGCTCGCGCCCTGCGATGACCTCAGAGCGCACCTCCAGCATGTCTTGCGCGCCAACGCGGACAAAATAGGGCCGGTTGCCGCTCTCGCGTTCATCGGCCAGCGTCGCGCCCTCAGGCATGAACGGGTAATCGACAAGGATCCAATCCAGCCCATAGGCGATGCCGGCGAAGAATACCTGCTGCGCGAATACGTGCAGGTGGTTGCCCATCATGTCGGCATCTTCAGCCACCGCCTGAATCTGCGCAGGCGCGCCATCGTCCGCAAGCCCCGCCTCGCGCGCAAACGGTTTCGCGGCCAGTGATTCCACGATGTCGCTGAATATGTCGGTCAGGCGGCTGGATTTGACGCGGTAGTCATAGCTGGCCTGCGACTCGCTCGGGAACGGCGGCATGTACGCGGCGCTCTGCGAACGTAGCGCCTCAACGCCGGCCATGATCGAATCGACCTTTGTCCAATACGGCTGCATGGCGGCATTGTCTGCTGACTGCGTGAGTAGGTCGGTCATCGGTATGTCCCAAATACTGCGGTTGGCCGGGAAACTGGCGCGGCGGCTCGATTATATGCGCGACTGGCCGCGTCGATTATGTCATCGTGCGCCCCCATCGGGAAAGCGCGCATCTCTGCGAGTATCGCGGCATTCCAATCGCCACGCAGCATTTTGACGTTGCCGGCATTAACCTGCGCGGCAAGCGGCTGCGCCCGCGTCACCTTGTCCCCAGATTCCGGCGTGAACTCAAACCTCTGCCCCTGAAGCCGACGGCTAATCGCCTGTTTCTGCGCAACGCCAGCCTGTCCGGGGTCTTGTGGGATGCTCGCCAGCGTGTCTTTGTCTGTCTGGCAATGCTGGTGAATCGTCGTCTCAACAATATCCGGGGCGGCCTTGAAATGGTCGGCGTGCGCAATCCATGTCACGCCATCCTTGACCGCAAGCCTGCATGTTGCCGTGTAGTCGCTATGCTTTTTCGTCGTGCCCGCCAAGTCCCAGCCGCGCACGAAAGACAGGCCAGCAGGAAGCGCGTCAACGATCTCGATCAGCCCCGGCTTGAAATCACCGCCAGCCCTCGGAGCTGGCCGCTGCTGAAGCTGCCCCGCCGCCGCATAGTCGCCCAACGACAGTTCCAACGCGCCAACGTCCGCCTCGCCGAAACGGTCAGGGAATAGCAGCTCGCCATCTTCCGTGCGCGGATCGCTGCCGGTCGCCGTGCGCGACAGGCCGGACTCGTACCGCATCGGCAGGCACAGGTGAACATAGCCGAGTTTCAGCGCCTCCGCCGACACGTCCCCCTCATGCAACCGCTGCATGATGATGATGATGGCCGAATCGGAATTGCTCACACGCGACGGGACAGCCTCGCGGAACGTCTCAACGGCGGATTTGAGCAGCGCCTCGGACTTCGCGTCGTCAACACTGTGCGGGTCGTCAATCAGCACGCGGTCGGCGCGGGAGCCGGTCAGACTGGTAAACGCCATCGCCTCGCGGAACCCGAAAGCGTCGTTCTCGAACTTGGTCTTTGCGTTCTGGTCGGTTGTCAGCCGCGTTGGCCACAAGCGCTGATACCACTCGGATTGAATCAGTCGGCGGCATTTCGTGCTGTCACGAATCGCCAACTCCTGCTTGTGCGCAGTCCCTAGGTATCGGATCTCCGGCCTGCCCAGTGGCCCCCACTCCCACGCAGGCCAAAGGACGCCAAGCAGGAGGGACTTCATGCACCCCGGAGGAACGTTGATCAGCAACCGCTTGATCTCGCCACGGCTCACAGCCTCGAGGTGTTCGCAAATCAGGTCTAGTGCCCAGCCCCACTTTAGCGGCGTTGCCGGCTCCAAGATTGTCCATGCGCGACGAACAAAATTGCCGAGCGACCTAGCGCAATAAGCGCGGTCTCCGGCGTCAACATCACCTGGCGTCAGGATTTGCAAGCCGCAAAATCTCCGCAAGCGCTGCGTCCGACAATTGCGCCATATCAAGCGCTGGCTTAGGCGACATGGTGCCGTCTGTGCTGGCGTGGTCCACCTTCACCGGCGCGTTGAAGCCGTGCATGGCGTTAAGCTCCTTGATTGCGCCTGTCATGCCGCTGGCGTTATTGCCTTCCTTTGCCACCTTGTAGGCTCCGATAAGCGCCTTAACGCTGTTTTCGCGCGTCCAGAGCTGTTTTTCGGCAATCTCCGCCTTCAACTCGGCAACCCGACCCGCTACCGCCCCGTTTGCCCTTAGCTCGCCTGACCGCTTCCAGATAGTGGC